TGCCTAATCTTAAAACATATAAATTTTGTACCTTTCCTAATTTGGTAATTCATCGCTTGGTTTTTAACCTTTTTAAAGCTTTTCTATTTTTTTTAAGATTTATTTTTCAAATTATGACAGATTTTGCATTTTAATATTAGACAGATTTTGCCTAATCTTAAAACATATAAATTTTGTACCTTTCCTAATTTGGTAATTCATCGCTTGGTTTTTAACCTTTTTAAAGCTTTTCTATTTTTTTTAAGATTTATTTTTCAAATTATGACAGATTTTGCTTAGTCTGCTATAAAACTATTTTTCCTTTTTACAAAATTTATTTTTACCAGCACATGCTATTAATGCTTTTAATTCATCATCATCAATGGTGTCTCCTTTATCGGGATGATTTTTAAGCAGCCATTTTCTAAAATCGTCTTTTGAATATATATTATATTTACACATAAATTCTTTACAATTTGCTATAGTTATACCAACACCATCAGTACCAAATATATCTTTTAATTTTTTTAATGTTTTTTTAACGTCTTTTTCAGTTCTTTCTTTTTTAGGTTCTTTTTCAGTTCTTTCTTTTTTAGGCTCTTCTTTGGGTTCTTTATAAGTTAATCTTAACATTTTAGGCGCTTTGATTTTTTTAGTTATTGGTTTTTCTGCAACTTTTGGACTTTCGCCTTTTGTTGGTGCTGGTGTAAATGGTTTGGGTTTATACATTTCTGGTTTGGCTTCTGTTTTGCCCCCGCTTAACAATCTCTCTAATCCTGATTTGTTTAATCCTGTTATTCCTTTTATACCTTTTTCTTTTAAAGCAATTTTTAACTCACAAATAGTTGGCATTTGTTTTATATATAAATAATATATTTTAATTATATATAAAATGAAAAAAACTGAAAATCCTATGAATTATTTATATTTTACCACACCAAAAGATTACCACAAAGAATACTACAAAAAAAATAGGCTTACTATGAAATATAAGAGAGATTTAGAGAAAGCTTCCAAATTAACACAAGAAGTATTAGACTGGAAAAAAACTAAAGAAGCCGACCCGTACGCTTTATATCCTTTTTATGATGGTAAAGGCACAGCAGATATATCCATTAACGCAACACCATCTTCCGTTCCTACTTGAACTAAATAATGTTCATATGCCTCTACTGTTGCCATAGCCATTTGTGTTTGTGCAAGAATAATGAGAGCCTCTAATTCTGTTCGCTTTGACCTTGGTGGTATATCAATTTTAAAGAATTTGCAAATAACTTTAAGTTCCCTAACATTTAAATAGTCATAGTTAATTCTCTCTACTTCCATTTTTATAAAGTAATATTTTATTATATTTTTGAGAGATTAACTTATAAAATTAAAACAAAATTGAATTATAATATTTAATAAAAATATATTAAATAATATATATTATATTATATAAAATGACGCTTCCCACAGAATTTGAAAAGTTTCAAGCGACTTTTGCTAATAAATCGCAAATTACAAAAAATGTTTATACTTCTTCTTATAAAAAATTGAGAGAAATGATTCAAGATGAAGATATTGCTTCTGTTAGTCAAGCTCGTGTTATTGATGTAGTAAAAGACATTGATAATAGAAACTCACAACAATCATTAATAAATATTGCATATTTAATTAGAAAAAATGAAGGATTAGCTATTCAAGAACTTGAATTAGCTAGAAAGAAAAATCAATCCTTATTAAAAGACAAGATTTATGAATCCAATAACAAACTTATTAATAGTTTACCTTCTTATAATAGCATTGTTAGTTTCGTTGATGGATTGCTTGAAGACAAAAAATATATACAATATGTTATTAATTATTTATTGCTACATTGTCAAGTAAGAAATGTTGATTTAGTTTTTGATTTTGTTATGCTTAAGAAGGACACTAAGGATACTAATAAAAACTATTTATGGTTTAGCTCACGAACCAAAACAGTACATTACATTAGAAACGTTTATAAAACTGCTAAAATAGTAAAACCAGATGGAACTACTACTGGTTACGGACAAAAAATTATTAAGATTACTGATCCTAAATTTATTGAGGTAATGAAGCTTTTAGCAAAGGAACAAAAAAAAACACCAATAGTGTTTTTACCAAGTCTTGAAAATGTTGGATATTATATTAGAAAACTAACTTATGAGGGATTAGGGGAAACTGGATATTTTAAAATTGTAGTTAATCATTTTAGAAGCGATCCTAATATACTAAAGCAAATTAGTTATAACAGAGGGACTTCTATTAAGACTATTTTTGAATCATACGATATTGAATCAGAACCCATTACAAAATAATTCATTTTCATCTTTATCTGTTTTACAATTATAACATAAAGCCCATTTTTGTTGATTTTCATTTTTTTTAGGCGCATCACATTCAACACATTTTAAATATATTTTTTGAGACCTTTTTTTACGCTCTGCTATTTGATAATTCCTTACGCACGTTTGTCTACAAAAATAAGGGCGGTCTGTACTCTTTTTTTTAACAATTTCTCCACAATATTTACATTCTTCTTGGTCCTTCCAAAATGTTTTTGCGTCTTCTGCACCTTCAAATTGTTTAAGGAAACAAACACTACCTAGAATAAAGCTCATATTTGATTGATTATGAGTTACTATTCCGTATGTTATTCCGTCTACTTGATGTTGACTACAACAGCATCGTGTGATAAGACCATCCCTAAATAATTGTTTACTTTTTGTAAAATGGTCGCTAATTTTTTTTACATTTGTTAAATTTTCCTTTATAAAATGTGCAAAACAGGCTTTTAAACATTCATCTTTAGAACTACAACCAGAACTATCCTCGTTGCGATGAACAACATTTTTATAGTTTTTATATTCTGATATATGATAATTCTGTTCAAAATAGGCAACATTAAATTTCTCTTCACTCATAGTTATATTAATTATTATATTACCTTTATATTATTTATCAATTTTTTAATAATTAATATAAAAAAATATTTATTTAGAAATAAATTATTATATATTTATATTATAAATGTCTGCCTTAGCTTTAGTAGAAGAGATCAAAACAAAAGAAGCACAATACTTATTAGAAACTTATACACTTGAAAATTTTATGACGAATTATGAAGGTAAAAAAGCAGATGCTAAAAAAGAATATGATAAAATTATTAAGTATTTAAGTTTTAAAGTAAAAAAACCAGATGGGTGGAGCACTTATGGTTATTCCAAAGGACGAGTAAATGGTCGTTTGTTTGGACTAAATAGCATTCAAGGCGTTCGCAAAGATGTGCGAGGGTTTTTAACAGAAGGCATTACAACTGATATTGATATGGCCAATTGTCATCCTGTTATACTATATGAATTATGTTTAAAACACAAATTTGAATGTCCTAATTTAACACTTTATGTAACTGACCGAGAGTCTAAATTAAAAATTATTATGGAATCTGATAATATAAGTCGGGAAAAAGCTAAGAAGAAAGTTTTGACTTCTACTAACTCTAACAAACGCATAAACAGTACTTGTGAGTTTCTGAAAAATTATGATAAGGAAATGGCAGGATTACATAAAAAGTTTTTAGAGAAAGATTGTTATGCTTATGTTAAAGATTATGCAAAAGATGAGGGTAATTTAGAAGGCTCATTTATTAATCATATATTGTGTATTAATGAAGAACACATTTTAAAAGTTATGAGAACTTATTGTGATGAAAATGATATAAAAATACATAGTTTATTCTTTGATGGTTTAATGGTTTATGGAGAACTTAATCAATCTACATTAGAATCTATGGAAAGTTATATAGTAGAGCATAGTGATTTTAAAATGATAAAATTAGCTATTAAACAACCAGAACACTCTTTTGAAATACCTGATGATTTTATACCCGCACAACGTGATTGTTACAATGACATTAAAAAGGAGTTTGAGCTTGTTAATTGTAAAGTAGGTCATCAGTTTGTATGTAATATTCATAATGACTTTGAATTGTATAGCGACCATACTTTTAAGGTGCTACACGACGAGTTAAGCTATATTAATGAAGAAGGTAAACCTGCTTCGTTTATAAGCACTTGGTTTAAGGACAAGTTTAAAAGAAAATATGATAAATTTGATTGTTATCCTAAGGATAACTTATGTCCTCCTTATGTCTATAATATGTGGGAAAAGTTTCCTGTTGAACTTATGCCTGCTGTGTCTAATGCTAAAACTAAGAAGGGGTTAGAGTGGTTTTTAAATCATATTAATGTTATGGTTGATTATAATGAGATTCATGCTAATTTTGTGAAGACATGGATAGCGCAAATGTTTCAATATCCAGAAAATAAAAGCATTCATTTAATATTTATTGGTTTAGAAGGTTCAGGTAAAGGTACATTTACAAGGTTTTTTGAAACGCTTATGGGAGGCGCTCATAGATGCTGGGAGTGTACTGACCCACAAGAACACATTTTTGGTAAATTTAATGATATGATGAAAAAAGCATTTTTAGTTATATTAAATGAAGCAGATAAAAGTGGAACTTATAATTCTAATAATAAGATGAAAGCACTTATTACTGAACCTACAATTAATATTCAACCAAAAGGTAAAACTTCGTTTGTTATGAAATCGTGTCATAGGTTTATGTCGTTTAGTAATAATCCAGACCCTAATAATAAATTGAAACGCCGTGATTTAACATTTAGAATGAGTGATGATAAAATTAATAATGTACCTTATTTTAATGAAGGCAATAGTTATGCTAAAGATTTAGATGTTACTAAAGCTATTTATGATTACTTTATGATTTATCCTACTAAACCAAACATAGTTGAAAGTGATATTCCAAAAGGTGAATATGATGAAATGCTTAAAGATGCACAAAAAGAACCTATTTTGGAATGGTTAGAAGAGTTTATATATGTTGGAACGGGAGTTGTTGATTATACTACTTCAAGATTATATGAATACTATTTAGATTATTGTAAGCGAGAACACGTTCCATTTCCTCTTCAAAAATTACAATTAACTACACGATTGGGTATGAGAAAATATAATGGATTGACTAAAAAGGTTAAAAAACTTAATGGTAAAGCTAGTAATGTATGGATGTTTGATTTCAACTTGTTAAAAACAGCATTTAATGTTGAAGCTGACGACATGATTTTGGATAGTGATGACGAGGTCATTTAAAGAAGAGCGATTGATTGATATCAACTATTCTACTATTGTTATATCTTATATTTATTTTATATATATAAGTTATAAGTTATAAGTTATAGGGTATAATTACTTTATAAATATTTTTACTTTTTTTTTTCAAAAGTTTAAAATAATTTATAAAAATAAATAAGGAGTTGACACCCCCCTCTTCCTTATAACCGCCATAACCCTTATAACCTCCCTTTTATTAACAGTCAAATTTCCTCTTAAACTCCTTAATATTCTCGTTTAACGAAGTGCTATCTCCCCAAAGAAGCCAACGGCTAAGAGCGCCCCTAGTCATAGGTTTATTCCACGATTCATTAGCACGATGACGCTTTAAATAATTTTCTCGTTTAACCTTATCGTGATGATCCAAATATGTTTGCGACCCAGCCAATCCGAAATGTACTAATTTACCTTTGCACTTACTTTCCCCGCTACATTTGCAAAATCTCGCCATATATTTCTTACCTTTACTCGTGCTGGGTTTAACGTCAATTAATCTCATTTATTTTAACAATATATTTTAATTTAGCGTATTTAAACCACCTTCCTAATTAGGCAACTTTTTAATTTATAGAAAATTAATTACTATAAAATGTTTAAATATAGAAATTTATTTTCTATGTTTATATTATAATGGCCGATATCGAAATAAAGCAAAAAAAGGAGAAAAAAGTTATGACGCCAGAGCGTCTTGAACAATTAGCCCGTGCGCGAAAAAAGGCACAGGAGATAAAGGCGGCGGGAGCGGTAATAAGGATGGAAGCCAAAATTGCAAGTATTACTAAGGTGGACGAAAGTGAAGAACCCGAAGAACTTCCCACACCTAAAAAGGAGACAAAAAAAGCATCAACCAATTTTAAACCAACACCACCTAACGAAATTGAAAATAAAATAGTTAAAGCGGAGCTTATTGATAATCCAGTTACTCAAGAATATGTACCTGAATATAGTCCTCGTGTTGATGTGCAACCACCGCTATTAAGAAAGCAACCCGATACCGAGCGCGTGTGGGATGAAGATGATGAAGAAGAACCAGAACCAGAACCACCAAAACCTGTTAAACCTCGTCGTGCGGGAGCGAAATCCCGCCCAATTAAAACAAAAATAGTAATAGAGCAATCTAGTGATGATGAAGACGAGTTTCATCCACACGAGCATGTTATATTTGTTAAACGTAAATCTAAAAATGATAGTATTAAGAAAGTAATACCAGCGGCAACCCCTACACCACCCAATACACCCGAAGAGCAACCTTTAAGAAAGGTTGCGCCAAATGAGCGCGTATGGGAGGCTTCCCATAGACAATTACCAACCGTTCCATTAGCTAATAGCATGGATGACTTTGTTAATGCGGGGTTTTCAAATTATAGAAAATATTATTAAATATACTATATATAAATGCTATCTACTCAAAGTGTAACGGGTTTGCAAATAGTCCCACCAAAAGAAACAAGCGGAGCGTATGAGACAGCATCCAATATGCCTAAGATGCACTGCGTAACAGTAATCGTGGGAAAAAGAGCTGCGGGCAAATCGGTAGCAGCAATTAATTTAATTGAGAAAATGGGTTATGATTATACAATTGCTGTTAGTCCTACAATGAACTCAAACAAAGAATTAATGAGCAGATTAAATATTGAACATACATTTGATGACCCAGATGATTTAACTTGTGTTGATAAAATAAAGGAGATTGTAAATGAAGAGGCGAGAGATTTAGAACGCTATAGACACGAAATGAAAGAATATAATAAATTAATGAGTGATATTAAAAACGGCAAATCATTAGATGATAACATGTTATTAAAATATTTTGAAGCAAACACTTATGGGATGAATGATTTTATAAAGCCAAAACATAGATGGAATGGAAGAAAACCCCGCATAGCTGTTATTTTTGATGATATGTTGGGAAGTCTCATATATGGACGACCTCGCAAAATAAATGCTTTGGCTACATATAGCAGACATTTAGGACAATTAGAAGAAGGAGGAAGTATTGGAGTAAGTTTATTTTTTTTAATTCAAAGCTTCAAGTGCCAGGTTGCAGGATTGACGCGCGTAATAAGAAACCAGTGCACTCAATTGATTATGTTTAAAAGTAAGGACCTTAAGGAAATAAATGATATTGCTGAAAGTTGTGGTGGAGAGATTAGTAAAGAAACATTTATAAAAGTTTATGATTATGCTATTGAAACAGGTGGTTCACATGCATTTCTCTTCATAGATTTACATAAGAAACCCGAACATCCGAGCATGTTTCGCGTTTGCTTCGACAAATTCATACTCGTTGATGAGTTAATTAAAAAAAAAAATTGATTTAAAGATAAAAGTTTATAAAAGTTTATAAATGCCTAAAAAACAAATTACTGATTATGTTATTTACAAAATTATTTGTAATGATGAAAACATAAAAGATTGTTATGTTGGTTCAACATCTAATTTTAAAGTTAGAAAATGGGACCATAAAACAACTTGTAATTCAAATACTAATAAAATGAGTAATTATAAAATCTATCAAACAATTAGAGAAAATGGAGGTTGGGAAAATTGGACTATGATTCCTATTGCTGAACATAAAGAGATTACAGTAATACAAGCAAGAATTAAGGAAGAAGAACAAAGAGTTTTATTAAATGCATCAATGAATAGTAGAGCAGCATTTAGAACAGCTGAAGAACTACAAAAAATTGAAAATGAACGAAAAAAAAAAAAATAGACAAACTGAAGAGGTTAAAATAAAAGAACAAAAATATAGTGAATTATATAGAGAATTAAATAAAAATATAATTAATGAAAAACAAAAAAAAAGATATAAATTAAATGACGATGAATGGAAACAAAAACGAAATGAAAAAATAAAAGAATATAGAAGATTAAATAAAGAAGCATATAATGCAAAACAAAAAGAATGGAGATTAAAAAGAGAATTAAAACAAAAACAAGAAAAATTATAATATTTAAATATATATATAATGTCAGCAAGAAAAGGCATCCTTAGCGATAAAATGCAACTAATGAAACATCCTGAAATGAGAAGACCACCAATTAATATAGCACATTCGCTTCATAGTATTTCTCTAGATAAGACTATCTTCCATGGTATCAAGCCATTGCGTGGTGGTTCGCACATCAAGTCAACGGGTACAGGCAGACACGATATTAATAATTTAAATCTATTAACCTCTCTTGATTATCGTGGTGGTTTAGATGCTTATAATAAAGAAGTTCAAGCAAAAAAACAACATCAACCAATTGCTGATAAAAAAATACCAAATGTATCTGACCGCATTGAACGAACACTGCGTGATATGTCGAATGGTTCGGATGAAACATTTGAAGCATTAATTGATTTACTTCAATTAAAAACTGGATTAAGCAAACTGAGATATCACCACGATGATTCGGATATATTAGAAGCACTGAACCGTCATTACCGTAAATCACCAGAGCAAATGATGATTGTAGAAAATGCTTATAAAAATTCGTAATTAGTTTATAACTTAAAAATTATTATATTTAGTAATATAAAATGGATATTAGCGGCATCCCTAGAAAACAAGCAGAAAATCCTTTTAAGTACAGCGAAGATGAACTGGCTGAAAAGAAATTAGCAATGGAAAAACTAAAAATTATTTATCCAACCGTTCCAGCTTACTATGCGGAAATGGTTTATGATATGTGTAAGAATACCGACCAATCTAAAATTGAAGAAATTAAACAGCGTGTTGAAATTAATCCATTTAAATATGATTATAGCAATTTACAAGCAGAATTAGATGCTGTTAAAGCTAAATGGTTAAACGAAGTGACTGAGAAAGAAATAAAAGAAAAACATCAAAATATTGATATTTAATTTAAATTGAATTTTTGTAATACTTTTTTTAAAAGTATTGTATATATATATAATGACTGACTCTTCAAGGTTTGAAGGACAACAAATAGTAAATAGTATTAATTTTTTTGTAGATACTGAGCGAAGCAATGTAGTTTCAGACACCCAGAGTCGGGGTGATGACGTTCAATATAATTTTGAAGGTAATACTATAGAATGTAAAGACGGCGAAGTTATTAGATTAAGTTTAGTAGATTTTTATATGCCTAATAACCAATATAATATTGATGCGCGAAACTCACAAGGAATTATAATTTGCACGGTTAATGGAACAGCAATGGCTAATGGTTTGGTAAAAACATTAGTAGATCGTGGCAATTATTATGATACTGATGATGTAGCAATTAATTTCGGACATAATTTAGGCACACATTTGGCAGCATTGCCTGGAATGCCTGTTGGAATAACTTTTACTATTGCTAATAATGCTTTAGTTAGTGCGACAACAGTAATTCCTGGATGGACAGCAATATCAGCAACACCATCAATATTAGGACGGCCAGAAAAAAAATTATTAAATATTACTCTTACATCTGCGGTAGCACACACTATAACCAATTTAAAAGTCAGTTGCCAATCAGTTAATGGTGAATTATATTTAGTATTAGGTGGCGAGCGTGGCGACAATAGTACAACATTAGCAAATAGTTTTAAAATAACAATAGCCCCAACTACTATTCAAATTCAAGGTTATTTTCCAATGCAACTTGTAACAGAACCACACGTATATTTAAGATGCACTTTAGGACAAAATGGTCTAGAAAGTTCTATTTTAGGAAGTGATGAAACTGTTTATAACAATGATATTGTTGGATCTAATATATTAGCAAAAATTGCTCGCAATACAGAAAACTTTAGTTATGCTGGTAATCAATCAGGCGAGTTTTTTGTTACGCTTCAACAAAGAAAATTAAACAGCATAGGTTTATTTTTAACAGACAGCAAAAGTCGTCCAATTGGTCGTGCAAAAAATGCTGGAACTGGAACTTCTGCAGGTTTAGAAGGAACAGCAACAAGTGAAATTATCCCTTATCAAAGTGAAAATCAGAGTAGTTTAGGCAATTTATATTTTACAGCAACAATTAGAATTGATATAGTGAAAGTGTATAATCCAAATAAGCTTCAAAGCGAGCCACCAGCATTGCCACAATTCCCTTCGCGAGCAAGTGGAGTTTTAAGTTTTGGTAGTCCAACTGGATTTCGTTAATTCTTGAATTAAATTTAAATTAAATTAAAATTTTTTTTATATAGTGCTATTATACAAAAAAAATGTCCTCGGGCCTTCCGCCAAATGTATCCTACTTTATGTCCCGTTTAATGGGTGTGTCTACTTCACACTTCAAAATTTACCCTCAGAACAGTGGCGCGCAATCGGCCAACAAAATCATTCGCTTCGAACTTCCGTCGAATACCCTCTTAAATTTAAAAAGTTGCCGTATGTTATTCAATGTTACTACCGCAGCAACTGGCGCTACAACACAGGCTCGTCTTCCTAATGATACTCGCAGCTTTGTGGACAGAATGGCTATTTATATGGGAGGCGTCCTAGTCCAAAATTCCTTCTCTAACTACAATACTTTAGTTCATGCTAAAAAAGCGTTAGGTGCTGACAGACTTTCGGAAACAGTTCTAACTCATCCAGAAATTTGCCGAAGGGTATCATACCATAATGGAAATGCTTTTGATGCTGGAGCAACTGCCGTTGAAGGTCGTCATGAATCTTATTCTTCGCTTGCCGAGCAGTTAGCTATTTGTGATTGGGAAGGTTTCCTAGGAACAGCAGAACCTGGTATAATTGACACTGGTCTTTTTCCCCAAATTACTATTGAAATTACCCTTGCTGACAATGTTGTTTGTCCACAAATTGTTTGGGCGGCTAATACACCCCTTGCTTTAGCAACAACTCTTACAACTGGCGGTATTGCTGCGGTTGGAGCAGGAACTGTATCGTATTCCATGGATAATATTACAATGCAGGTTGAAGTTTTAGGAATGGCAAGCTCAGTTCTCGATGAAGTAGTCGCTCAACGCGTTTCACAAGTAGGGTATTTATCGGTACCATTTAAAAATTACTTCTCGTTCTCATCGTCGCACTCGGCTACATCCCGCTTCAATGTAAACTCGGCCTCGTGGGATCGTCTATGGGTGGCATGGCGTGATCCAAATGGTGGCGCTGTTTCGGCTCCTGTTCCTGTTTCTGGTTATAAATTTGCGGGTGCTTTTACTGCCACAACATCAGCAGGAAGTCCCACCAGTGATGTTGGTTTACCTCAATATGACAGCGGTGGTTCATTAGATACAAACAGAGAGAAATATGTAGCGCGTGCTTTCAATTTTGTTGAGCCATTATTATCGGGTCAGACTGTTTCTAACTATCAGCTTCAGATTAACTCGGCGAATTACCCCGCCTATAAATTAACTGTTCCAGAAGCTTACACGCTAACCATGAACTCGATTGATGTTTATGATAAAACTCGCGTTATGTCGTTAGACCAATATCGTGACAACTTTTTCTGCCAGTGTTATAGGTTTTGTCTTCCAGAAAGTGACTATTCGCGTCTTTCGTCTGGTCTTGACACTCGTGCCACTTCGGCTCAGTGTGCGCTTGTGACAGAAAATGTAACAAATAGCATCCCTTGCTTCCTTTTTGCCGAGGTAACTTCAGAACTGCGGGTGGCCAACCGTGCGATCGAGGTGATTGTATAATTGAATAAAATCTCTCAATTTTAAAATTATAAATCTATAAAATTTATAATATTATATTATATAACAATGAACTACAGCACATTAAATGGAGCATTTGGCGCACAAGAATTTAATTACAGCGAATTTACTGCGCGACAATCAACAAACGAATTAAATATTAAAAATAACAATGTTCGCAATCCATTAGAAGGATTAGGAGAACGACTAACTTTTCCGAGAGATTTAAATGATACAGTATCAGCACGTAATGCCACAAAACAGTTAATCAATTTAGATTTTAATCCATCTAATCGTTTCTCTCGTGTTGAAGCAAGCAAAACCGCCGGCATGTATCCACAGCAAGGATATGCCCGTAGTCAGCCATTAGGTTTAGCATTTGACCCCGAACATCCACTCAATCTTCCAATTATGCCTATTGCTGGGTATTATGATTTAACTCAAAAAAATATATTAGGCAATTTAAATTAATAGGAAGCGTCCATAACGCGCATTTAATTAATTTATATAATATTTTTTTGAAAAGTATTATATATAGTATTATATATAGTATTATATATAATGAATTTAAAATATAATGGTTCTATGGGTTATAAACGATTATTAAAAGAGATTAATAAATCACCAGGACCAGATAGTGTTGGAACTTCTCAAATAGTAGATAGAGCAATAAAAGGAATAGATATAAGTTTAGCAACTATTGAATTAAATAATTTGTCAGCAAGTTGTATAGCAAGTTTAAGTGGTGGCGGAGGTGGAACTATTGCTGATAATAGTATTCAAAATATTAAATTATTTGATAAAACAATAGAGAATACAAAAATTAAAGATGGAACTATTACATCATCGCTTTTAGATGCTAATTTAACAGTTAGTAATGATTTAACAGTTATTAATAATTTAATAGTTAATGGTAATATAGATGTGACAAATGGTAATATAAATGTTGCTGATGCTATAACATGCACTGTTATAACTGCAACAAGTGAAATTTATACTAATAATTTATTATCTAATGAAATAAATGTTAATGGTAATATAAATATGCAAGGTACTGGAAGTATTTATTGTATAAATATAAATGCTAATGGTAATATAGATGTGAATGGTGATATGAATATGCCAAATGGTAGTATAAATATGAATAATGGTGATATAAATATGTTAAATGGTAGTATAAGTGTAGGTAATTATCTTACTACATCAAAATTAACTTTAAATAATGTTAGTGCTTATAAAGTAATTGGAACGGCACAATTAAACGCAGGAGCTGTTACAATTAACACTATAGCTATGAATTCTACATCTTATGTTTTCGTACAATATAGTTATGTTGTATCATTAAATCATTTAAGCGTTTTATATGTTAATAAAAGTAGTGGTTCATTTCAAATTAAATCTACAAATGCTAATGATAATAATATTGTTGATTGGATGATTATAAATCCTGCCTAAATATTATATTTTATCCTCTTATATAAATCTCTCTATTTTATTTTATAAAAAGTATAATTTAAATTTGGTTATACCTTTTCTAAAATTATATATATAATAATGCCTAATGACCCAAGAGTAAAATTTAAGAAAAAACACTATGACCCAAGTCATAATATTATATATTTTGGTGGTGGTGGAAGTGGAGGAAGAAGCAGGTCAATATTTGAAGAAGGCAATTTGCCAAGACCAACACCAGGAGGAGGAGACCCTCCAACCCAAATAGATATTCCAACCTATAGAAATATTGAATCAATTCCACAACCACTAAAACCAGGTTTAAATCCAGGCGAAATAACTGGAATTACTATAGGTACTATTGCTGCTGCTGCTGCTGCTGCTGAACTTACAAGAAGAACAATTGAAGAAGCACGACGACGAAGAGGTGGTGAGCAACAAATTTCACAAGATGATAGACCATTAAGTAGTCGACAAAGCGGCGGACAACGATTAGAAAGACAATCTCGTGCTAGAGTAGGACGAGCAATTTCAAAAAGAATAAATACTGCTATTCAATCATCTTTTGAGATGGTGACACCATCATCAACATATAGACCAATTCCAATTCAATCAGAAATAATGCCACCAAGCGGAACAACAACACCAAATAATTATGAAGGACGCGTAACAGAAAGGGGAATAGAGCGGTGGACGCAGCCGCCGTTTGAGAAAGGCGAGCGCACGTTTCCTATTAATATTCGTGACCCTCAACACTCGTCTATATCCAAAGCATTAGATACTGATGCTAATAGATTATCTACTATTTTTACAAGTCCGGAAGGAACAATTGGAAAAATTGAAGCATCATCAATTACTAAACCAGCACCACCAATTCGCAAACCAGATGTTGCTTTAGATTTACAAAATGAGTTGGAAAAGAAACAACTAGAACTTAATATAGAACGCGCGAGAATAGTCCCAGACGAGAAGTATTTTTTCCTTGCGGACCCTGATACTCCATTCGGCCATCGTTTACCAAGAGAAGGAATTAGTGAAGGACGCATAAATACACTAAAAGCTCAGATTAAAGCTTTAGAAAGAAAAATTAAATCTCGTGGAATACCTGCAGAAGCAAGTGAAACATCAAGAAGAATATTAAATATGGCTTTAGAAGATAGAGCAGCAATAGAAAGCGCTGGAGGTGTTGGAATAGGTTCAGGAACAAGAGCAGAAACAGAATTATCACGCCAAGGATTAGCTGATAGAATAGACCAATTAAATAGAGAACAATTTGTTAGAGATGTTGCTAAATCAGAACGAATAGCACAGGAGAGTGTTGCTTTAGAAAATAGATTAATTGCAAATCAAGAATTAAGGAATAAAAATTATAGCGAAAGTCTTATTAATTTAACACCAGAAGAAAAGGCAAGACTTGAAAGAACTAGTTTATTTGATATAAATGATCCTAATAGTATTGCTGACATGACTGATGCGCAGTTTGAAGCATTCATGGAAAGAAATGGAATAAATTATAAAAGAACACCTGGCGATGTTAGTCCAGATATAGATAGGTGGAATTTTTTAGAAGGTCAAATTGACGCTATAGACTTAAAATTAATGGACCGACAACTACCTATAGCACGAAGAGAACAACTTGTAGCAGAACAAAAAGAGTTAAAATCTACTTTAGCATTTGAACAAGAAGTACATGAAAGATGGAGAAAAACTGCTGACATAAAGGCGGCTGTAGAAAAAATAAATATACCAAAAGAAACCCCAGCAAGCAGAACTAGCCGTCGCATATCCAAAACAATAGCTCCAGAAACTCCAATTGCTAATAATCCAATAAATGATAGAATAAATGCGGCGCGACAAACACAAGGAACTGAAATGATGGAAACGGGTTTAAGAGCAAACGCGCCTTTAGTTGAAAGCACGGCAACAACAACAACAGTTGAAGTAAAAACACGAGGCCCTTCTACAATTGAAACAATAAGAACAGAAATACAAAAAATGACAACACGCAAACTAATAGAAGCTAAAGTAAAAATAGACCCAATTCCAAAACCACCAAAACCACCACCAAAAACAACAGTACCATCAAATCAAGCAGCATTAGAACGCGCAAGAGCAGCTTCTGCTAGAACTTCAGAGGTTGAAATGCGTCCAGCAGTTCAAGCGCCACCCATATCAGAAGCAGAGGCACTTGAACGAGCATTAAAACAAAGTGCATTAGAAGCAAATATTCCATATGAAACTGGTGAAGGTGCTGGTTCAAGTAAAGGTGTAACTGCTGAAACATTACCCGCCGAACAACCAACAGCACCCCGCACAGGAAAAGGAAAAGCAAAAGCGTTAGGACCTCTTGAACCAATAGAACGACCAGCACAACAAGTTCCAACACTGGCACCACCACCAAAACCACCACAACCAATTGAAGAAGAAATGGGTCAAGAGTTTGGTGGTTTAAGAGCACAAAACGATATTGCCGAATTTAATGATTTTTTTGACACATTAATGAATACTGCTGGAGAGGTTGGTTTTGAACTTCCAAAAGTACCAGCGCATATTGAAGCACAAGGAGAGTTAGCAGTTAAAAAATATCAATATGAGGAAGCATTAAATTTTATTGAAGGAAAAGATGTTTTTATATCAGAAACTGCAATTGTTAAAGGTGAGCGAGTTTCTACTGGTAAAGCAAGATCAAAGAAAAAGCAATTAAAACTGCTAGAAGAACATTATCAAAAAGCAGTAATACAAGAAAACGCTCGTCCATCAATGCGAACCCCAGGCACAGCGACCACAGAAAGAGCAAGAGCACCTGCCCCAGAAACAGCACGAGTACCTGCCCCAGAAACAGCAAGAGCAACAGCACCAGAAATGTCGGCGCGAGCAACAACAGCCCCTGAAATATCAGCAAGAGCAGCAGCAGCACCTGCGCCAGAAATAGCAGCGCGTAGAAGAATGGGTGTTCCAGAATTGACTGCTCCACCACCCGTAGCACCTGAAGAAAGAGCATCTTTTGCGGAAAGACAGGCATTTTTTGAAAAAGCATCAAAGGTCACACCACCAACAGAAACACCAACACCATCAGCACCACCATCAGCACCTGGCTCCGAAACAGCAACGCCGAGAGAAGGAGCAATCGTGGAGAGAACACCAGCAGAGCGAGCAGCATTTGCGGAAGAGGTCAGACTTGGATTGAGTAAAAAACCTGGAAGACAAAAAGTAAAGATTAATGTAGGTCAAACAAATAAAGCAACTCGCAATCCATTAGATATTTTTGTAAATCCACAATTTCGTAATACACCAAATCTTGAAATTCATCCAAGTGCTAAAAATTTACGTGGTGCGCTAAGTGAATTAAGTGCTCGTGTTCCAAAATTAGTTCCATCTAAAAAAGTGTTAATAAGTGTTGGTAGCAATTTAGCATCAGAAGGTGGAGGAATGGTTGCTGGGTTTTATGCTGGAAGCGAAGCAGGAAAAGCAATGTCTAACTATTTTGCTACACATCCGCCAAAAAATAGAGGTGAAGAATATGGACAAGCATTAGCAACAAGTATGGTTGCGTTAGGTGTAGGCAATTTAGTATCAAAAGCAGTAACTTATGCTATAAGACAAGGAATACGAATTTCTATGGGTGCAACAATAACAGGTTCAATTAGTGGTGCTGGAACTGCTGGACTTTCGGCAGTTGCTGAAGCAGCTTTATTTGCTACAGTGGCTACAACTACTCAATTTTATGTTACAAAAACATTAGAAGATGCAGGACGCTCCCATGCGTACTCCCGCGCTATGGGGGCTTTTGCGGCAACAGAAGCTTTAATTTATACGGATATAGCTATGTGGTTGGCTAAAGGCGGTCCTGTAAATCCAGCAGGCGATTTATCATTTATAGCGAGTGAGTTATTTATTATTGGTTTTGGTATATATTCAGTTTTTGAAGAATATGCTGAGGGAAGAAAACAAGACATTGAAGGAGAAGCGTATGATGCCGAAGCGCGTGCTGAACGTGCACGTGCCGAACAAGAGCGAAGAGATACTATTGATGCTTTAAATAGAACCAATAACGCAAAGGCTATATTCCTTAGAAGATTACCTATGTATAAGTATGATTTTGACGCACTTTATGAAAGATTAACGGAGCAAGAAAAAACAGATTTGGGTATAACAACTCCTGAAAGTAAAAGGGCATTCCAAAACCAAGTAGAACGAACATTTGACCCATTTAGTTCATTTGAAAAATCTGAAAGCGGACTACAAGAACAACCAGTATTAACGCAAGTAGAAAAAGACCGCGCTGAAGTTATGAATAATTACATTAATTATCATATTCGCGACCTGCAAGGACAACAACAACCACCTTTCAATTTTGATGACCCTAAAGTTCGTGAATTAAATGAGTATTCGGGGGGTACATGGCAATCGGCAGCAAGAGTAAGTGCTAGCACAAATTATTTACAAGCAGAACAAGTTCATCCATTAATATCAAAAGCACAAAACGAAATAATTGATGCTTTTCATAACGAACGTAAAACAATTGAGCAAATGGATCCTCTTACAGTTCGTTATGCTAATTTAGACCCAACTTTTAGAGCGAATTACGAAGCGTATATAGTGACTGATGCAGCCGCCCAAATCTTAATGGAGTTTAATAGAACACAATACACTTATAATGATGTAGACCCAGCACTTTTAGCGATTGCCGATAGAGACCCTACTTTTAGAGCAGCAGCCGATGCTTATTATCAAGTATTAGCAAATCAAGCACGCGACTATAATTTATCAATTAGTGAGGTAGCCAGATTAAACTCTTTAATGGAAACTGAACAAGTAGTTGAAATTGGAAAATTAAATGATGCTCGTAATGCAATAATCAATAAAAATCAAGCAGAAAATCAAGCAATGGTAGATGCTTATAATGCGAATATATTACGAGAAATAAATATATATGGTGACAACTTTGATGCGATTATACGCAATATTAACGATCAATCACTTCTTTCAGGTCATACATTTTTATATGCTACTAATCGTGCTGACCTTTATCGACAACTTCATTTAGAAGTTCCTGAAGTAGAACTTGTTGACCCACCCGATGAAGTAGATAGACCTGATGCTACTTGGCATCCAGGTAAAGGAAGAAAAGTAGGTGATACTGCGGTTTATGGCTATAGATACAATTTAACAGACGAGCAAAATCAAGAAATCGAAGATTTAATAGCTTCTAATCGAATATCTAGATTTGATGCTGAAAAACAAGCGTTAGTTATATACAACAGAGACCGAGCCAAGTTCGTCCAAACAGACCAAGAAAAAGCGGCAGACCTTGGATTAACAATAGATGCATACTACGAGAAGTTTGGTATAGTAGAACCTACAATTATATCAAGTGAAGCGACTTACAAGCAATTACAAACAATGTATCCAAACCAATACCGAGATTTACAACAAAAATACAAAAATGACCCTGATGCGAACACCAAAATTGAAGCCACACTAAGACGAGCTCATAATGCACGAATGGCGGAAACAGGCGGAGTTTTTACACCAACAGGTCAAGCAGAAGATTTAACAGTCGAGCAACTTCAGCAAATGTATCCAAGTGATTATGACAAGTACGTCAACTTATTTACAAATAATGGTAAAACACCTTTAACTGAAGAAACTATAAAAGGGATTGAAATAATGTTAAGAGAGGCACATAGAGCAGCAACAAACGCAGGGACAGCACCACCTGTTCCAACTGAACCCCAGCGTGACCCAACTTATGAAGAACTACAAGTAATGTATCCCGAGCAATTTGATATTTATAATGATGCAAATAGTGCTATTGGTCAAGAAGATAAAACAGAAATGATGTTGCGAAGATTGCATGCAAGAAGAACTGCAGCAGGGACGGCGCCAAATATACCAGGACTAGGTGAAGAAACTCCAGTTAATAATGAATTAAAGAATGGAGTAGTAAATATGCCTGATGGTTCAACACGAATTTATAAAAATGGATTAGTAGTAAATGTTATGTACCCACTTGGCATTGAATTAAGTAAAGCTAAAAACGCTCAAGAAATAAATGCAGCAGAAGGTCAACAAAATGCAGATTATGTTCCAACAACAGGACCAGCACAAACACTTCGACAAGGTGCCGTCACAATGCCTGATGGTTCTAAACGATTTTACGTTGATGGGAAAGTTGTATCGGTTGATTATCCTGAGGGAATGACTGGACCAACAATTAACGAAATTAATGCGGCGGAAGGCAAAAATTCAGTTCCAATAAATCAAGCAACCAATCCAGGAGGATTACCAACACAAATAGAAACACCAACTGGTGGAACATTACCTTTTGTGCCTGGTGCTAAAAGTTATGAATATGCTGATTCAGGAACACAAGCAAAACCAGCAACACAACGACCAGGATTAGATGTAGTTCCAGAGTTTACATCAGGTTCTAGAAGTCACGAGTATATGAACCCAGCACCAGCACCAGCACCAGCACCAGCAACAACAACAACAACAACTACTAATTAAATTATTTTGTAATACTTTTATAAAAGTATTATATAAATGAAGAAACCAGAAGATGAGGAAGAAGAATCAGAAGACCCATCGATTATTTCTTATCGTGCTAGTGGCGATTCTGACATGGGTGCGGCGTCCAAACTATCATATCAGCATGAATTAAATGTAATAAAAAATAGTTCAACCGCAAATGAAGAAACTAATAAACAAATAAAAACTGCACTTGGTGATTCTCATGAGTTAGTTCCACAGTTTAGCGACCGTGATGCGCTAACAATAAAAAGACCAAATGGTGATTATATATTAGCAGTGCGAGGAACACGGCCAACAAATATTTCTGATTTAATATCAGACGAACAAATATTAATAAATAGTAAAGTCAATAGAGTTGAAAAAGTTGATAAAATATATAATGCGTTACGAACACAAAACCCCAAATCTAAAATCACGCTTACAGGACACAGTTTAGGGTCATATACTGCAAAGGCAATTGCTGATAAATATGAGTTTAAAGATAAAAAATTAGATATGGTTGGGTTTGACAATCCTGTTTCTCCTCTTGGTATTCCTGATATGTTAATACAAGGCGTAGCACATCATCTTAAACAACCATTATTAGGTGGGAGTGACTACGGTCATCATAGAATATATTTAACGGACACATTTGATACTATTAGTGTATTAAATAAATATACTAATTATGATGATGATGTAAAAATATTACCACAACGAACATCTAAAAAGGATTGGTTAGGTTCGCATTCAATAATGAACTATGTTCTTGAACCAAAACAAACAGCAATGAAAGCATTTGTTGTAAAAACAGAGCAAGGAAATAAAACATTTTATACCACACCACAAATGGAATTTAAACAAAATATTTTAGATGAATCGAGAGATTATTGTGTTAACAATCCAAATTCACAAAAATGCAAAGGAATAAATAAAAAGTTATAATATATATAAATGGATTGGACAGATGATATTGATAAAGTCTTAGATAATATTAGAATTAATTGTGTACTATTAAGCAAGTTACATAAACAACGTTATTTTGAATTAAAATCATCTCTCAAATATTACAGACTTCCTGTAATTATATTAAATGGTATAAATAGCATTTTTGCAGTTGGTCTTCAACCATACATAAATCAAGGAACAATTAGTTTAACAAATTCATTAATAGCATTAACATGTGGAATTATTGGTTCAATAGAGTTATACTTTGGAATTCAAAAAAGATTAGAAAATGATATGATAAGTCAGAGAGATTATTACCTACTTTCAATTGATATATATAAAACATTAAGTTTAGATAAAAGAAATCGCCCCATACCCGCAAAGGACTTTTTAGAAAAGAGTTATAATGTGTATACAAAACTAATTGAGAGTTCATCAACACTTGCAAGAGTAAAAGGAGATAAATTAATACCAATAGATTTACCATTAATAGATGAAGAAATTGTTATAACACCAAATCCAAATGGTTTCTGGTCTAGACCAATAGAAGATGCATCAATAGCAGATTAGGCAAAATCTGTCATAATTTGAAAAATAAATCTTAAAAAAAATAGAAAAGCTTTAAAAAGGTTAAAAACCAAGCGATGAATTACCAAATTAGGAAAGGTACAAAATTTATATGTTTTAAGATTAGGCAAAATCTGTCTAATATTAAAATGCAAAATCTGTCATAATTTGAAAAATAAATCTTAAAAAAAATAGAAAAGCTTTAAAAAGGTTAAAAACCAAGCGATGAATTACCAAATTAGGAAAGGTACAAAATTTATATGTTTTAAGATTAGGCA